TAATGGACTAAATACAACAGAGCATTATTCATTTGATTTGCTTAATGTTGACTTACCTGAAGAAGTAAAAGACTAAACATGAGTTATAAAAAATATAAAATAAGAGATGGCGTTCACATTCCTACAAAAGAATACAAGGAAGGGTGGAACGCCATTTTTGGTAAAAAAGGTAGCGTATTAAATACTGAAAAGAGTTTTAAAAGTAAAGAGTACGCTACAACTGGAAGACTAGACGAAGTTTCAAAATCAACAAAAGGAGTTAAAGATGACCCAAAAAAACGTGAAACTACTGACAGAGATACACAAAAAACTAACACATAAAGGGTGGGAGAAACTACAAGCTGAACGAGGCGACAAAGTTATTTCAATGCTTGGTCGCAAAACATTAGTAAATGACATAACTGACAATCATATAGAGCAGGTTATTAACACTCTTCAAAATAGAGGACTATTAGGCTCAACAATTAATAGGTATTTGTCCTCTCTTTCTAAAATGTTAAGGTATGCTAATAAAAGGCACTCTATTTATCAACTTGATAAAATGCCTTATATTGATTGGAATAAAGAAGATAATGGAAGGGAACGCTATTTGGAATTAGAAGAAGAAAAGCAAATTATTAAATTATTAACTGAATGGGGTATGCTTGACTATTCGGCGTTTTTTATTTTTCTAATAGACACAGGTTTAAGACTAGGCGAAGCATTGGCAGTTAAAAAGTCAATGGTATCTAATATTAATAACAGCTTTGTTATAAATCTGCCTTCTTCAATTACAAAGAATAATGAGCCAAGAGGTGTCCCATTAACACAACGTACAAAAGCTATTGTTAGTAAGCTAATAAATAATATAGATAGGAATGAGTTAATTTTTAAACATATTAAATATTGGACTGCTGAAAACACATGGAGACGTTTAAGAAAAGCAATGAAACTTGAAGATGACAAAGAGTTTGTCATTCATTGTTTAAGACATACTTGTGCTACTAGGTTGGCTCAATCAGGTAAGGTGGAACTTCACATGATTGGACAAATGCTAGGTCATAAGTCGTGGAAGATGATAAAAAGGTATTCCCATTTAATACCTAATAATTTAATGGGTGCAGTAAATGTTTTAAATCAAATCAACAATCAAGGAGATAAATAATGAAGATATTAGAAATAATGCCAACATATAAAGACCAACACTTAAACGAGACTATGTCTAAAGAGTTAGGTGCAAAGAGGACAAATAAAAGACGTTTATCACATATTGATAGAGGCGAAGAAAGTGTCACTTCTTATGGTAAAGTTATTGTTGCTAATACAATAAGACCTTTAGCAATAGCAATAGCTGAATGGGTAGAACAAGGTTTATCCAATGTTCACTCTAAAACTCCTATTGCTCTTAAATATATCTCCCAAGTAGACCCAAAGATACTAGCGTTGATAACTGCAAAGCATGTAATCAATACTATTACTCATACCAAGAACTTAACTGCCACAGGAATAACTTTAGGTGGAAGAGTTGAAACAGAGATAAGTTTAAAAAACTTTAAAGGTCTTAATCCTGAACTATACGAAACTGTAAAAAGAGATTTAGAAAAAAGGTCATGGAATTATAATTATAAAAGGAGAAAGTTTAGAGAGCAGTCTAAAAGAGATAATGTGGCTATTTGGGAACAATGGACTACCACCGAAAGATTACATGTTGGTATGGAATTGGTTGGACTTCTTATTGAAAGTACAGGACTTGTCCAAATTGGTACAGAGCAACATAAACATAAAACTGTTAAAGTTATTAAGCAGACTGACAAGACTAAACAGTGGATTGATAATAGAAATAAGTTTAATGAACTTCTTAACCCAGAGTATCTCCCAATGGTTATGCCACCAAAGATGATTGAAGATGGGAAAATTTCAGGTCATGGATATTGGACTGATGAACTCCCAGAGTTAGACCTAGTTAAACAAAAAGGTAAGAAATTTAATAAAGAATTAGAAGCCTTTTCTATGCCTGAAGTAACTAAAGCTATTAACTTAATGCAGGGTACAGCTTATAGAATTAATAAGTTTGTATTAGGTGTAATGCAACATGCGTGGGACAAAGGGTTATCTATTGGCGGTATGCCACCCATAGAAAACTTACCATTACCTAAAAAACCACATAACATAAGTGAAGATACTGAAGAGGGTAAGAAAGCACTCAAAAAGTTTAAGAAAGATAGTGTCATTGTCCACACAGAGAATAACAGAATGGTATCTAAAAGAATGTTGTATGCTAAAATTATACATTTAGCACAACAATTTTTACAATACTTAACTTTATTCTTTCCACTACAATTAGATTTTAGAGGACGTGCTTATTGTGTTCCTGCTTTTCTTAATTATCAATCTATTGGTGGTGCTAAAGCACTACTTAATTTTGCTGTTGGAAAAGCGATAACAAAAGCTAATAAAGGTGTCTTTTGGTTAGCTATTCATGGTTCTAACATGTGGGGTAATGATAAAGTCTCATTAGAAGATAGAGAAAAATGGGCTTATGATAACCTAGAATGGATTAAAGCATGTGGTACTGACCCAATCGGTAATAGACAATGGGAAGATGCAGATAGCCCTTTTCAATTTCTAGCTTTTTGTGATGAATGGAAAAGATATAATGAACAAGGTGATGGTTTTATTTCTCATATTCCAGTAAACGTAGATGGCTCTTGTAATGGTCTTCAAATTTATTCTCTTTTATTAAGAGATAAAGTTGCAGGTAAATTAGTTAATTGTTTGCCTAGTGATAAACCACAAGACATATATCAATTAGTTGCTGATGAAGTTATTAAAACTTTAAAAGTTAAAGCTGAAGAGGGTGATGACTTGGCGAAGAAATGGTTGCAATATGGAGTTAAGCGTTCCACTTGTAAAAGACCTATTATGACAATTTGTTATGGGTCTACTAGATATTCTTGTACTGACTTTGTAGTAGAAGATTTAACTAAACGAAAAGATAAAGGTGAGATGCACCCTTTTGATGACATGTTTAAACCTGCTACTTATTTGTCTAAAATTATTTGGGCGAGTATAGGTGAAAACTTAAAATCAGCTAGACAAGGAATGGATTTCTTACAAAACAATGCAAGAATAATTGCTAAAGAAGGTGTCCCTTTACATTGGGTCACTCCTGTTGGCTTTCCAGTTTTTCAATTCTATCCTGAAATGAAAACTAAAAGAGTGAAATCAAATCTAATGGGAGAAGTTATCATGCCTCAAATAAAAGAAGAAACTGAAGGTACTGACAAACTTCGTACTCGTAATGCGGCGGCGGCTAACTATGTTCATAGTTTAGACAGTGCGTGTATGATTAAGACTGTCAATATTGCAAAAGAAAAAGGCATTGAGAGTTTTTGTAATGTGCATGACAGCTTTGCTACACATGCTTGTGACATTGATAAACTTAATGAAAGTATAAGAGAGGCTTTTGTTGAAACATTTAGTCAAGACTTATTTGGAAAGTTCAGGAAAGATGTATCTCAATTATTACCTGAAGAAACTAGAGGTAAGCTACCTGAAGTTCCAAAAACAGGTGATTTGGAATTAGGATTATTACATCAATCCAAGTTTTTCTTTGCCTAAACCTATATAACAGAGGAGAGTTAAATGAAAGAGTATGTAATAATGACTTTACTACTTCTACCTTTTGAGGAAACTTTTAAGGTAGATAGTAAATTGTGGCTTCTTGATGTTAAAGCACCTCATTGTGAGGTTGAATTACCAACTACTTACCATGAGCCACCTGTAAATAAACATGAGATAACAATAAGCGGTAAGAAAATGCAATATGTGGGTCGTCTGTGTCCCAGTAAAGTTGCACTATTAGACTAATCAACATGGTTGGAGAAAACACAGAGATAAACACAAGGAGAAACATGAGTAAACAAACATACGAAAAACTGGTTACACCTGTAGGTGTATCACAGTTTGCTTGGTTAAATAAACCAGATACTAAATTTGATGAGAATGGGCATTACAAAGTTAATCTAGTAATTGCTTCAGCAGAAGCAAAGCCACTCATTGATAAAATAAATGGTGAAGTAACCAAAGCTGTTGCTATGGCTAAAGAGAAATCTAAAGGCAAGAACATAAAAACAGCTAACAAACCTTTTGAAGAAGAATATGTAGATGGTAAACCTA